AATAATTTTGTAGGGTCAAAAATATAACCCAAAATATAACATCAAATATATAACTGGCAAGTTTTCTTTTCTTTTGATTGTTTTATCATTTCAGTTTGGCTTTGATCTTCTAATTTTCAATTTTAAGCTGTCTAATTTCAATTTTTAGACACTTTTTTATTTTAGCTTGTCTATGCACCAAGTTAAGACAAAACAAGCTTAAAACTACCGTTTAGGGCTAAATTTTGCTGTTACTCTCCCTTTGTTAAGTGGATATGTTTTTAACATAAAAAAAGTTCCTCAAATTAATGAGGAACTTTTTTTAGTCAGTCCCATGAATATGGCTTATTATTTAGACTATTGTAACTCTGATTTTTTACAATTTTCATGTTTTACGTATCTTGTGATAATTTTATAATCTTGGTACGCTCTCCAGTATGTATCGTAGTTTTTAAAACAATTTAACTTCTTTTTGATTTCTTGGAAAGCCACATCTTTATAATGATCCCCGTAACCATATTGGAACGGCAAATTTATTATTGAGGCGTTTTTCAGACTATAATTTATTACCACTTCGGCGGAGAAATAGCTATTTCCGTTTATTTTATCAAACCATTCCTTCGCGGTAATATCAACGGTTTTTATTTTACTTGCTTTCATTTTATTTCTCCTTTGACTTAATACTCAATAGTGTTATCAGGATGTTATATGTAATTAAAGGCTTTCGTTTAGCTTTAGCAGTTCATTACAAATTTCTTCATAATCAGAAGAGTGAATTCCGACATAGTGATTTGTAGAATTTGAAGTCAAAATATATTCATCATTCCAACTCATAAGTTCTTTTAAGTCTTGCTTCATTAATTCTTTATCATTACTAACTTCACTAATCCACCTAATTAATTCATCAATAAAAGATTCTCTGTGAATTATTGAAAATTCGTGTAACTCTTCATCTCTTATTGCACTATTAAGTTTAATGCCATTAATACTATCTTCTGTTAATATAAATTTTTGTTTTCTCATTTTATTTCTCCTTTATAACTCCGTAATATAATTATCAACAATATATTTAGCTTCTGTATATAGCTGAAATTCACCTAATTCATCCAAACGATCTTTAGAGATTTCAGTGATCCATCCATTATTGATTTTGAAATAATAGTAATTAGTATCTTCATTAACCAATTCAGGCACAGCAAAGGGATTAGTTGCTGTAATTTCTCTGAATAGTTTATTTAGTTTATTCATTTTATTTCCTTTCTTTATTATTTGTTTATATTTTAAATTTATAATAATTTTCTTTTACATCATTGTTTATTATGGTTTCTAATACATATTTGAACCCTTTATAAATAAAGAAATTTTGATTTCTTTTATAATCTATTTTATAGTCTAATAAGTGAACTTTATCTAATTTATTAAAAAATTCTGTTTTATTTATTTTCATTTTATTTCCTTTCTTTATTATTAATTAACCTGCATGATATTATAACCAATATATAACACTTGTCAAGTGTTTTTTTATTTTTTTTTCTCGACGTGAAAATATAAACCAAAATATATAACTGGTGATATAACCCTATTTATAACTGGAGATCGTATAGATGTTATTGAGATTCATTCGCAATATGGCTGTGTTTCGTTTTTTCTGATATGATCGTCCTCTAATTTTCAATTTGAACGGGTTTAAATTCAATTCTACGGTACTTTTTTATTTTAGCTTACGTATTGTACCAATTTGCCATAAAACGAGCTTTAAAGGTTAATTTATGGCTAAATTTTGCTATTACTCTCTATTAATTAGATCACTACATAAAAATAACCCGCCTAAAATTTAGACGGGTTTAATTTAGTCAGAATTTATCCCTTTTTTATTAGTTTATTACAATTTTCGAGAAGATTTTTTTTGCTTAATAAAGATAGTTGTAAAAAAAATTCAAACGGAATCCCGTATTTTTTACAGTCCATTGTAGAGAAGCTTCCATTGTTTTTTACAATATCCTTTGCAAGATTAAGTACGTTTTTTTTATTCATTGTTTCTCCTTTTATTAGTTATTCATTAGCTCAAGATGGATACACGATCCATCATGGCAGGGAACTTTTTCTCCGTCTTCATCTGTGAGGCTGTATCCATTGTACATGTTGTCAACCTGTATACCGTCAATTTCACCGTATACATTTTCAGATGGCAAGTATTCATCCCAGTTATCTAACTTGAATAACTTGGCGTCAGTGTAACCGCCTCTAACATCACAGCCACCATGTACTTGTATTAAGACGTATTTATCTTGGTCTATGTCTAAATATGCACCCTGTAAGACTTGAGACAGGTTACTGTCTCCATTGTAGGTATTAAAGACATTTTCAACGGTTGCATCAAATTGAGATTCTAAATAATCCCAAGCCTCTGAACTTACTCCATAACATTCCGTGTCTGCATCCCAATTTTCTGACTGATCTTGTAATCTGTTAAATTCATTGCAGACTGTATCAAATGAGAGTCCAGCATTAATTAAGTAATGATAGACACTTATGGTGTATTCCACTTCATCTTGCCATATTTCATATGTAACTGGAGTTTCAGATTCGAAGGTTGTACGCTCGTTACGCTCCCAATGTCTTCCGTATATACCGCCTGAATCTAGAAAATGCTTGCCAGTATTCTCTTGTAACATTGTTATTATTGTTTTGTTTACTTGTTCCATTTTATTTACCTCTTTATTTGTTATTGTAAGTCTTACTGTTTTCTGCTTTGTTGATTGCTTCACCGTTCAAAATACCATCCCCTAACCAATCCTTTGTCCACTGGTGAAGCCCTGCACGATTCATTGCTTTTTTCATTGTGGATACTCGACCTACCAAGGTTTTATATTCTTGTAATAATTCAGGGGCGGATGCAATCAAGTATGCGTTAGCTTCATTTTCTTCTAGATCGGTTTCACCTGCAATAGCAATTACTGTGTTGCCGTTAGTAACTCCAAACCCATTGGCGTTATCGGTGAATGATCTCCAGTTTCCTTGTGTGTGTTTCATTGTGTTTTCCTTTCTTTTATTTATTTAGCATGTAGAATTTACGCCAATTTTATTTAAAAGCAAGTATTTTTTTTTATTAATTGGATACACCGATCAAAGCCACTCCAAAAGACGAAAACTCGTCTAAAAGACGAAATCTCGTCTTGTCTGCCAAAATGACAGGGCGGGGGCGTATGCAAAAAAGGAGGGTTGGGTTTATCCCCTCTCCTCACAAAATTAGCAATATAAAGACTTACACTGATTGCTGAAAGAAAAAGTTGAAAGAAGGTCGTATGTTATAGGTATTTTAGCTAATAATTATTGTATTATAAAGTCATAGTCGGTATATTATACAAATAAGGAAATGATATGAAAGTTAATTTACCAGCTAAATGGAGTCCTTCTAAAGTGAGGGCTATTGAATATATGACTGCTTATCCTAATGCCAAGATGGAAGAAGTGGCAGATGAATCAGGTGTTACTTCCAGTACGGTGTATTTATGGTTGAGAGACCCAGAGTTTGTTGAGGTCTTTTATCAGAAGTATATGATTTCGTTTGGGGCGAGGCTTCCGAAGGTATTGAATGCCATGATTCGTGAGGCAGAGTCAGGGAATGTTCAGGCGGGACGTTTGATATTAGAACATAGTGGTAAACTTATAAAGAGGGTAGAGGTTAATAACTACCAGAGTCCATTTGAGAAGTTCTTGGATAAGGAGGTTGAACCCGAGTTTGAAGAAGTCGAGGAAGCTGAATTTACCGTTTTACCCCAAAGACCAATAGTTGAAACAAAAGAAAAACCAGCAACAAAGGCGGAAGAATTAAGCAAAATCCGTAAAAAGAAACACACTTTAGAACTACGCAGAGAAGCCGATAAATGGCGTAGAAGGGCTGAAAATGCCAATGTAGAGAAGCTACCACAGGGTAGAAAAACCAAGCTACAAATGCACCTTTGGCATCAAAAAATCATAAAAAAAGAGAAAGAATTGCTAAAAACGTGATTTTCGCTCTATCTCTATGTATATCAAGACATAGTGGAAAAAAGCCATATCAAATTTTCAAGCATACCCCCCAAGCAAAGCCATGTCAAATTTTCAAGGTGGGGGTATAATCTTTTTGAAACCCCCACCGAGGGTGTATTATACATAATACCTGAAAATATGCCATAGCCGTATCAAATACAGAAGGTCTCCTTATATATACTATATAAGGGATATATAAAGAGTTATACACTTGTTTACAAGAGACCCAATATATTAGACATGGCATTTATTAATATAATCAATAGGCATTAATTATATTAATAAATATCAATACGACGTTTTTTCGATTCTTCTTTTTCTTTTTTAGGAATCTCAATTCTTAAAACGCCATCTTCAAATTTGGCAGATACATCACTTGATAAATTATCTCCCAATTCAAATGAACGTTTAAACGACGAATGTTTGAGTTCTCTCATAATGTAACGAGCATCATCTTCTTCTAATTGATGCTTGTCACCACTAATCGTTAATACTCCATCCTCTACGTCGATATTGAGCAGGTCTTTCTTCATTGAGGGTAGTTCTGCCACGATCACGACCATATCGTCATAATCTACAACATCTACCTTCGGAAAAGCCCCATGCTTAAAGGAAATCCCAAACTCTTTCTGGAAGTTGGGGAATTGGTTTTGCACAATCTTGTCAAACATTGTGTCAAAGGGGGTTAGAAATTCATCTCGATTGAAATGAATAGGTATTTTTGCTATTTTCATTTTGTACTCCGTTAGTTTGTCGTCCTCTCGTGAGCAACGACGTTAAAACTATTTATAATCAGTTTCGTAAAAACCATCACCCACAAATTGTATCGAGGGTGCGGTAATGGATTCTCTAACATCGAATGAATTACATGATGGGCATTGTTCTGTTTCTTGTTCCTCGTCTATTATCACAGACAAGGTTTCCCAATCCCACTCACATTCATTACAAATCCATCTTATTGTTTTAAATCTTCTCATATCGTTAAAGTATCTTTCATCTCTATATCTTCAGGCATTAACTGGCAATAGCAATACTCTTTACAGACACTCCATCCAGAAGCAGGCATCCCCCTTGCTTCCCAACCTTCCCAAGTGTCAAGCTGCCCTGCCCTACTCTCACAGTCTGGACATACATTCTTACTTACCGTAATCCATCTTAACTTTTGCCCCATCCGTCCAAATCTGCGGAATGCTTGGTTAATTCCTCCAACAATTCCTCGCTTAATTGAGTTTCTGAACTCTCCAAAAATTCTTCCCTTCTGACTAAAGTCCGTATTAAGAACCCCAATAATTGATTGTTCGCTAACACCACTTCGTATAAGTCTGTCAACTTCTTGTCCAAGGCGTTCTGCGAAGATTCGCACATCATAAGATAGTCCGAGAGCAATCCATAAAAGTATTTCTCTATCTTTGTCATCTAATTGTTTCTCTGGCATAATATAACCTTTTTATGATTTTAATACAAGTGGTGTTTTAAGATTAAGGGCTTTTTTCATTTTTTTAATGAGGGTTTTTGTGAGCTTGGTGGTGTCTTTCTCTCCGAGCTTTATTGCTTGGTCGAGGAAGTTTCTTGCCGCCCTGTGAGTACCTACCATATTAAATTTCTCGGCAAATTTACTATTCTCTGTTTTGCCATCTTTTAAATGATGCTTTCCATATTCGAGCATTTCGATACCATCCTTAGTCCCTTTAATACTATTTCTTAATCTTCCAGTATGGAC